GCCGGATGATATCTGGGATCACCGTCCCGTTTGCCGAAAATTTTAGAACAACAGGTCTGACACTTTAGCACGTTAAAGCGTTAAACTTCACCGCGTTAAAGTGGTAACGTGTGAAAGCGTTGAAGCATCCAGGGGTTATCCAGGTATCATCCGGCTATAATTGTTAACAAACTATGAACTATAAAAGATCAATAATTTTTCTGATAAGAGGTTAAATTACATCATTGTTTATATTCTGATATTTGCTATAATATAATCAGAAAGAGAAAAGAAAACAAAGACGTCAAGGAAAGACTTGAAGGAAGGAATAATAATGAAAGTATTGGTAGCATGTGAAGAATCACAGAGAGTAACAATTGAGTTGCGAAAGTTGGGGAATGAAGCTTATTCTTGCGATTTACTTGACTGTTCTGGTAATCATCCGGAGTGGCACATCAAGAAAGACGTTACTTTATTATTGAATGGAAATTGCATTTTTAGCACTGTTGATGGAGTAGAGCATGAAATTTCTGGTAAGTGGGATATGATCATCGCATTTCCCCCATGTACATATTTGACTGTGACGGGCAACAGATGGTTTAATTATGAAAAGTATGGAGATAAAGCAATTCAAAGAATGCTAGATAGAAATGACGCAATCAAGTTTTTTATGACAATTGCAAATGCTGATTGTGATAAAATAGCAATTGAAAATCCTGTTGGTGTAATGAGTACAAAATGGAGAAAACCAGATCAAATTATTGAGCCTTTTGAATATGGTGATGCATACGAAAAACGTACGTGTTTGTGGTTAAAAGGTTTACCAAAGCTTGTACCAACAAAAATTGTAGAGATTCCAGATAGAATAAAATTTAAGTCTGGAAAAACGATGGCAAAATGGTATGTTGAAGCCGGGAATCTTACAAAAGAACAACGTGCTTTAGTAAGATCAAAGACTTTTCCTGGAATAGCAAAAGCTATGGCGGACCAGTGGGGAAATGATTGCAGTAATTTAAAGAAGGTGTCAAAAAATTCTTTATATGGCATGTTTGGCGGTTTCCCGACAATCACAGAAATGTACAATGACAAATGTTTCTGTTGTTTAGCCGACAGAAAAGGCAATGAATGCAAGGGGAAAAAGACTTGCGGTAAAACATGGAAACGATATGAAGCAATTACCAATCCAGAATGGCATCACGTTAGCCTTGCAACCCTTGCAAATATCGACTTTAACATGTTAGATAAAAAGAGACAGGTATATCTTAAAGCGCACCGCGAACTAAAGCGAACGCTAGCAGACTTAAGTAAATGTAAAACAGGGCATACGTATGAAGCTAGAGCACGTAAATTCATGCGTGATATGATATCGCAATATTATGATAATGAAATATCTTATGCAATGCGCAAATACTTAGATTTGCAATTATCAATGTCAAATGTTGTCAATGGCGTATGGAGTTCATACGTTGAACCCGCAACAGGTTTACATGAATCACGTAGATACAGTAGACCAACGTTAACATACTAAAATAATATCATAGCTGTCATATCGGCTTGACGGTGAGAAAGTGAGGTATAAAATGAGAAAACAATACAGAGCGTACACGGTAGAAATTCACGTTTATGACGAAAATACAGATTCAGTTTACCCCGAATATGTAGCATGCAATGGATATAGTTGTGAGAACGCAATAAAGCGTGCAAAAGAAGTGCTTAAAATGCAAGGGTATAAAGAAATGTATGCCGTGGAATGCACATTGTCATAAATATAAGAAAGTGAGGCTTGAATATGGACGCATTAACCACAAAACAGAAATACCAGATGTATGATGAAATCGGAGAATTACTTCTCAAATATGGCAAGGACAAAACAGCAAAACGAATGATTGCATCATTTTTTCAAGAAGTCCAAAAGGTTGAAACCTCAAAAGAGCTTATAAGCATGTCATTTGTCTTAACATCCCTTGACTATCTTCTGGAAATCACATTCCCAACCAAATAATAAACAAAAAGCCGCCAAATATTGGCGGCTTTTATTAAAGAGTTGGATTATAGGCAATAAAAGCTGATGTAATAGTAAGCGGTAATGACGGGTCAATACTTCCGCTTGGAATCATTCCAATTAAATGATTGCCGACAACTTTAATTAAACCACTATCTACCATAGGAGTAACGAAACCTATGCACACAGTATCAGGCATTGAATCTTGTTTGATTGATACGGATATATATATTGTTGCTCCGTAGTTCGTTGGTAACTCTGAACCAATTTGTAAATTATATATATTTGATATATATACAAATTTGGAATCAATGACCATATATCGAGTAGTTGGAATGGTAGTATCTTTGACAGTTAACTTCAATTGTGCATTTCGTTTATAGTCAACACTTTTAATATTTGCAAGATCATTCTCAACACTCTCCCCCCAACTATCCACATACTCGAACGCATTAACAACCTCATCCCTCAGCTTTCTCACCCCACGCCAAAACGCAAGATTAGAAAATCTTTCTGGTAAATTCTTCATTGGTTCTAAATATTTTAACAAATCCATATACAAACACCTCTCTTTCTAAAATTATCCATTTTCCGCAACTGCGTAAATATATAAGTCCCACTTTGTGCTTTCCGTGATAACTGCACTATCTGGACAAGTTCCCATTGTAAGTTGACTGCTAGCAACACACAATTTAGCGCTAGTGCCGCTTGAGGGGACTTGTAAACGCACACCACAATTAACGTTTTTTGCATCTCGCAAAATGCTATTATAATCATAGTCGAATACTCTACTTTGTGCAGGCAGAAACGGTATATACGATGTTTGAAATTTAATTTCGTCCATCGTGAAACCAAAAGGAGATGTTAAAGGAAAATCAAAAAAACCGTTGGCAGGTGTAAATTGTATAGACAAATACCTGGGGCATACCTTAATCAATTCTGTATAGGTTGGAATGTGATCAAATATTCCCTTGCAAACCGCAACAAACGGCAACTTACACAAAGTAAGCGGCTGTGATATTCGCCCCAACTGAAAATATCGAGGTAAGCGTGTTGTTTCGTCCCACCACACAACATTTGGAGAGTATTCCCAACGTTCAGCAGGTGCTTGTGATGTGAACTGAAGATGTGACTTTAACCAATTCCACCAATTCACCCAAAGCCCACTAGCAAATTCCTCATCTGTCGCATTATAAATATCAATCGGTGGAATAATATTAAGATTCTTCAGCAAATCTTCCAACTTTTTCACCCTGGCTTCTAACGCTGTCATGTCAGCTTGAATCTGAGTAATAGAGTTTTCGATATTGGAAATTGACTGTTTAATATCTGTAATTTCATTTTCGACATTTGAAATTCTATTCTCTACATTATCTAAACGTTGCTCAATATTTGAAATGTCATTTTTTATATTAGTCAATTCGGTTTGGATAGACTCTAACTCATTTTCAATATTCGTTACTCTAGTATCAAGTGACTGATACTTTGCATACAAATCTTTTAAAGATTCTTCTACACTTTTTGCCCACGCATTAAATTCGGCATTAAATTCATTCAATGCGTCAATAACATCATTCAACTTCGCCCACAAAGCACATACCTTTTGTAGAAGTGACAAGCAATCATCAAAAAGCAAAGGAATTGTAAATTGATGATGCCAACAAAAGCCCAAATGCTCCTTGTCGGGCGGATTGATAATAGGTATATTTGCCATATATTACACCTCACTTTCATAATTCTAAACTCATTATATCACAAGTTCCGCTTTCGTCAATCACCTAAAAAGCCCCAAAAAATTATGTTTCAGTTTATCGCAAATTTCCGTCTCAAAATCCCACACGGCACTTGTATAAGTCTGTGCGTTAGACGCGGCTGTTCCACTTGACCCCGTGTGAGTTGTGCTATCATCCACATGATTTTTTGATACATTTGTCAGATAGTTGTCATCGAGCAAATCCGTTTGCCCTTGCGGTGTGTCAAGAAACTTGTGCCAATCATCGGAAGTATGAATGTTTTTGCTGTTGTCCGTTTCAAACATATTCTTTGCGTTATACGCTTCAAACCGTGCCTTTAGCTTGATGTTTAATTCTGGCATAATTCGCGCCATATCACCTCTAATGTGTTCACGAAACAAAAAGTCTGTCTCATAACCAATTTCCCACTCCAGAAAATGACGAATGATCATATCGTTAATAGGCTTTCTAAAATCCTCACTGAAAAGCGGATAATCGTCAAGCCCAAAAGCCGCAAAATCATAATTATCAAACAAGCTTTTATTAGACTTCCTGTCATTTCCGACTTGAGCATTCTGCAAAATATCATATACATGGAGCGTATAAGCCGCCCCCACATCATACCAATACTTATCATTATCCAAAAAATTAGTATCAATCATTGGAATTGTCATTATCCTCACCCTCACTTTCTTGAGCTTCTAAACCACTGTTCTTAACTTCCTTCACTGTTTCTCTATTGGTGTCCATAACTGAAAATTGGTCTAGCAGTCCAACATCACCAATATTTGAGTCATTAAACGTAGCTTTAACATTCAAGCCAAATTTCTTGTTGCATTGATCACAGAAATTTTGTCTCGCCTGTTCATACGAATTTCTTAAAACCATTAGTGTTGGGGCGTCTTGCATCACTTCAAGGCTTGAAACCTGTGCAACTTTCGACTGTGTTCGTCCGTTAACACCCAACATAAACATAAAGTCCGACATTAGCATAGATTTCAGTTGTTCTACATTTCCCGCAACAAATGGCGCGGGTGTCTGATATACAATTTGGCGTATATCATCATACTGACTTTTAAGCGGCGACATATCTCTTGTATAGACAACAGGTTTATGACCCGCAATTTGCTCATAGAGATTGGCAAACGTCAGCTCTTGACCATCTGGTGCATTTAAGATTGCGGGCGTGTTCTGTGCTTTTAAATTCACGTTTATGCACCTGTCGCATTCGTAAAGCAACGCGGCATAGTGTCGACATAAACCGTTAATAGAAACAACGTCATAGTCTGTGTAAGGTGACAAGCTAGCCGTCAATGTAGCAACTTCGCTCAAGTCTTTACTAACCGTATTCACGAACGTCTTACATTGATACTTTGTTGCACCGCCATACCACGTCTTAGTACTTGATGTTGTGCAATCTCCGACAACATAAAATCCATCTTCTTTCCAGAGTCCCCCTAACTTACCAAGTACAAAATTTTCATTGAGAATGTTATTTGCATGTCGGTAAACGTCATCGTCATCAAATGGCAACCCCTCAAAAGTCCAAGCGTCAACAGCAATCCTACGCAAAAAAGTATAATACAGACCGATAGTTAAAAGGTTTTCTGTCTGTGTATTCTGATTTTTGGTATTTCTTTTCAAATTTCAACACCTCACTTTCTAAATTATACACGGAAATTGGTGCATTTATCATTCACCCTCACCCTCACCCCTCACCCCTCAGCCCTCAGCCTTCCACCCTCATTTTACCATATTGACCGTCATTGTCAATTACCAATTTTCAGTGGTAGCACATTCGCAAAGTATTTTAAAGACCAATAAGGGCAAAACATACTTCTAGCATCAATTCCCCCTATTGGTGGGGGCGGTGTTGTTGGTTGCACAACCTCAGTTGTACCGCTACCTGTTGCACTTCCCGCATTTCCACCAGCTGGATTGACAGGGGCTTTCGAGTCTGAGTCTGAAATTGTGCCTTCGCCAATTTGAATAACGCCTGTTTGGGATGCCATGTCAGCAAAGACGCGGTTATACTGTGTAGTTGTCCAACGATTGCCGTCATTTGCACCCGTTTTAGCGTTTTGACGTGCCATGACCAATTTTATCCAATCACTTTCTGTCTCTTTTCCTGTTGTGCCCGTGAAGATATCTTTTACAGCGTCCCAGTATCCACTATCACGAATTGCAATACTTGCGGCAGTTCCCACGGCATACGCTCCAACGTTTGAAACGTCATAGCCTAAATGTTTTTGTATCTCACTTCTAATCAAACTATAATAGTTATTAAACATCGCCCAGTTTTGCATTTTTGAAAATTCTGCTAAGTGGTTGGTTGTGTAGTCCATGAATAATTGTTTCAGTCCGCTATTGCTAACAAGTTGCTCATTACCTACACCCAAATCAATGTATGGTTGAAAACCACTAAAAAGAGTAGGATAGTGCTGTATACAAAATTGCATAAAAGGCACTAGTCCATAACGATAATCAAACTGATATCGCCCGTATGCTCTACCCTTATCTCCGTTTATATACCAACCGCTAGTGTCAGAATATTCTTTACCAGACTCAAAAACTTGCCAATTTATCCACATTCGAGCGCCTACTTGTTCATCTTCTTTCTTTTCTTCTGAAACAGGTTGTGTCGATTCTGAATTTTGCACAACTATAGCAGTGTGACCAGGCATGTGTAGAATGTCGCCAACTTGCAAGTTATCACCAGTTGTCAAGTATTTACTGTCATACAATATGTCAAATAGCTCTGTATTCTTAAGCTGTTCTAATTCATTGTATGTGTTCATACTTGTACTAACGAAAATATTAAGGCAATTTAATACACATGCAACTAAAGCAGAACAGTCAGTAGCGCACGGTACTTTAACATCTTTGGGCTTCCACCCAACTTTTCTACACTCATTTGTAAAAGTTTCCCGTCTATGTTGATTGTAACCAACATTTTGATTGTCGCATGATTCTATCATAAGTGTAGCAATTCCACGGGCAACGTCTGGACGGTTGCGAATACGTGCCACCCAGTCCCAACGCCTACCGTCTCCAGTTTGCGGAAACCAACCCGTTACGCGGACTTCAAGTCCGTTTTGATCTCCGTCTCTGCCGCCCCAAAGATTGCCGTTTTCATCTTTTGACGCTTCTCCAATATATGTTGCCATTTAATCACCCTCACTTTCTGGAAAATGATTTTCTAAGATTTTATCAGTGTGTTTGTAATTTCCGATTCCATGCCAAAACCAGACACCACTATCAAGACGGTTTGCCATGTATGCAATTGCGTTTTGCGGTGCGTTTTCCGCGGTGATGATTGCACCGCTTGTGTGTACATAGTTAACAATTGGTAATGAGTCTATAACAATGTCGGCTAAACTACCATTGTAATTATAACCATACATACAGAAATAGTTGTTAAACTTTTTGATATCTTGCAATGAAGGATAATACCACGCTACAGATATCATAGGAAAAAGAGCGTTATACATGGCAATAGTTCCAGTAGGATTTCCAATAGTAAGGTCTGATTCTTCAAATTTTGCACCTAGGTTTTCTGCAAATGTTTCCGCGGCTTGAAGTTCCCCCTTGATATCAAGAGAAAATAAATTTCCGATTGATGCCACGCCAAAATTACCAAAATCGCGCATGACGCCACTATTGTTTAACTGTGTAGTCGAAAGTTGAACACTATCCCACGTACTACTTGCAAGGGAATAGTCGCCATTCGTGCCGTTTCCGTACTGTTCGGGTGTAATTACGATGCCGCCCAATTGGGATTGATTAGCCGCCCACTTGAACGTAAACTTTTTGGCTAAAAGTGCAGATTCATCAAAATATCTAAAGTCATATTCTTTAGCACTACCACCGCAATTAACTGTTAATTTGTTAAATTGTGGGGAAGTATATAGTTTATTCCATAAAGGTTTTTCAACAAAAGATTGTGTTAGCTCTACAACACCTGTGCGGTTGTCAACTTTGTCCAGATTTTCGCCACTTATGTCACTAGCAAAAAATTTAGGTACGTGATAAGCTCCGATAATATCTTCCTGTCTGCCACATTTTGCATAGCGTTTAACTACTTCTAACGCTTGTGCTCTTGAAAGCTTACTTGTGTTACTCTGGACTATGCCGCCACATTCGCAAGGGTTGACAGATACCAACGAAAAGAAATTATTGATTTGCCCGTAATCGCCCATGGCGAAATTTGCAATTGCCGCGTAAAAATCACTTGAACGGTTTTCATAGGTGTCCGTATTGTTTGCGGTCATCAGAAAAACGGAGTCGTCATCATCTTTTGAAAAGCCGTATTCGGTTCGGGCAATTTCCCACCTATCAACTTGTGTTGGTTCGGGGTAAAAGTTTGCAAAAAGCCCGTCACTTGCGGGGTGCTGCCTCATGACTGGTGATGGATGGAATGTGAATTTATCAAGGTAAGTCGCCCAATAATCAACAGATGTATTTACATATGTGAGTTTGTTGTTTACATACTGATAATCAATGATATAAGCAAATTCAATTCGGTTTTCATTCTGATAAGCCATGTAGTTATAGCGTTTAATTTCATCTGCTCTAACGGGACAACGAAACGTTTGCCCCTGTCTTTCCCACGTTACATTATCGTAGCGTTTATACGGAAGAACGCTGAGAAGTTCTTTTAAAAACCCCTCAGCGTTTCTTTCTGCTGGGATTAACAAGTGTTTACCGCTGTCGTCAAATGGCGAATCAAACAAGTATACAGTTGTCATATTATCCCCCCTCTATTAAGCATTTTTGCAAATTGCAACAGCATTTCCCCACGGTCTAATGCCGTATGTCTGCCATACGTTTAAGTACTGATTCTGATACATTCCCGCGGCATTGTAGAAGTCACCACTTGTACTTAAGTTGTCGCGGTACTCGAAAGTATTAACATCCGCTAATACGGCTAAAATATTCTGATCGTCTGTAATGGTTTTCCAGTACTTTGTCTCAGGATCAATTGCAGATTCAAAATCTAAGTAGCTGAAGTCTGGGAAAGGTGTCACACGTCCAACCAGGTCAGCTTTGCTCATGTTGAAAGCACCCGCGAGTGTTTCAACATTGCAATTTACTAAAACGTCGCTTCTTATAAACAAATATAAACTGTCAGATGGTGTCCATGTGATAGCAGGTGTCGCGTCTGCAATTCCCTGTGCTGTTGCATATGCCTGATAGTTGTTGAATTTACTTGAAGCATGTGTGATATCAAGTGCAATTTTCTGAATGGTCTTGATAAAGCCGACAGATGAAGCGGCAGGGTCAGCCTCATCCCATGGAATTTCCTTCTTAACTACTACGTTGTTTTTAACGGAAGTCTGAATCAACTTCTTGATAAGGTTTTCTTCTTCAATCTCGTTCCCACTGAAAAGACTTGTCACCATGCCCGTTACCATACTGTCTAGCTGCTCCCATGACGTGAAAGCACCTTCCATAAGCTCTCTAGGAATAGTTACTGGGAACTGTCGTCTACGATTCTGTCGGAAATAACAAGTTTTTACATCTGGTTTTGTCACCTGTAACAGCATTGCTCCAAGAGAAATGTCATAATCACGCCCCATAGCAGGATTGACATAGTTCATTTCCATATCAGTTCCAAGTGGAAAACCTTCTTTTTTCAGCATTGCATACTGATTGGTATACATCTTAGATTCCACGGACTGAATGACAATCTTGTTTACAACATAGTGAAGAAACTCATTCATAAATGGTGCATACTTTACAATTGGTGTCATGGCGTGACTAATAGAAGTCGCCACGGTAACTTCGCCTGTTGCCCTCATGTATTCGTTTGAGGAATTCTTTCTAGCATCGTTAAAAAGATTTACTCCGCGCTGTGCGCTTGACAGCGGTGTTGTTGTTTTTGCCATACTTTTATACCTCACTTTCTATATTAGCTATAATAGCTTAAAATGTCATCGGTTGTGACTTCATCTTTTCCGTCATCATCCTTTGTTTTTGTGGGCGGAGAAATAGAAGTTGTTACACGGTTGAACAGCTCCAAGTTCTGCTTGCTGAGTCTGTCGTTTTCCGTTTTCAGTGTTGCGTTTTCTGTCGCAATGGCTTTCTCAGCTTCATTTGAAGCTTTCGCCATATCAAGCACGTCAACAACAATTCTTCGCATTTCATCAACTGTCATTCCATCTGGAATTGAAAGCGTTGTCACCATCTTATCGATATCAATCATGCTTTTGCCCCCTCATAGTTAATATTCGCAAAGTGAAAACTGTGCTCCCATTCATATTCTGCTATTCTGCCTAATTCAATGGTGTGCCCCTCTTTTGGCATGTGCAGAAAGAAACCGTAGCCAATGTCAATGCCGACATGTCTACCTTTACCGCCAAAAGATGAATACAATCCGTTTCCTTCTGTTCCTAAAAGCGGTGTAGTCTTTTCTGCTCCGTCATGATAGTGTCCGGTGCTGTAATTTTGTACACCTACGACAGCGGACACGAAACCGCTACAATCATATCCAATTTTGCCACGCGAGAATGCTTTATAAGCGGCTAACTCTTGCGTTGTATACTTTGAAAAATAGGCGGGTTCGAGACTGATAAGTGTGTTCATCACTTCATCGGTTAGGACTTGCCCTTTTGCACCGTAAAAATATGCATATTCATCACGGTGATAAAACATAAATAACGCTTTTTTGATAACTTCATAATATGTCATGCTTTCACCTCATCTTCCAATTTTGTTTTAATCTCTGATATCATTTCCCTCAGTGAGTTAATAGCATTTGTCAACTCTTTTGTTTCCTCTTTATGAACGTCTGTCTGGTACTTGATATAGTAACACAAGATTAACGTCATACAGATCGGAAAGCCTACGCTTGTAATTATCTGTGTAACTGCACTTACATCCATCACAACACCTCACTTTCTAAAAAGGTGGGCGTGTCTCCACGCCCGTGCTGACAGTTTGCACAACTACCCCGCTCTTCACGGTCTGTCTGGTAGTCCCTAACTATAGTTTAACATATATTTAATTTCTGTCAATAAGCACACGCTTGATTAAGTCATTGAATTTTTCGCTTGCCGCTTTTGAGCTTGCACAGATTTGTGAAGTGCGTTTATAATATAGCATCCATTCTATCAATTTTCGAGTTGTCGGTAAATATAGCTCATTTGTAAGTATATTGTTTTTTGATTTATATTTACCGTCTACAATTACCATTGGACAACGTTGTTTTTCTGGAAAAATGACTGTTATTCCAAAATCTGCTATATAGACACGGTTGGTTTTCACCGTCAACTCCGCGTACCATTTCCATGACAAGTGATTAAAAATTGCCGGATAGACTTCCTCTTGCCAAGCTCCGTTTATAGTCATGTCGTTTGTTTGGGACTCGTAAACGGCAAGATGCTTTGACACGTGCGCTTTTTTTGGCGGTTCGGTGTACAGCACACAAATTTTCAGTGTATCACCATCGTCAATTTTGCGATTGAAAATATAAACTTTTCCCTGTTCAAGTTTACGTGCATCAATGTTGTAATAATCAAATAAAGGGCTTTTGGGGTTGATACTGTTTGCACATGCTACAATTTTAACGTCTTTTCTTCTTCTAACTATAGTTGAAAGCTGTTGACTATAACCTTTCAAAAATTCATTTCTGGAAAGTGGTATAATTGTAGTAGTGTCAACATCTTCGATAAATTCATCTAAAAATATAGTTTTAACGCTATCGTATCCATTACCTTTGTATTTCATCCATGAAGCTATTGAAGAACTATAGCCACATGGTGAGTATACCCATTTATTGTTACGTCCCAATTCTTGTTTGCGGTAAACACCACTATAGTAATTCAAGTTCGCTTCTTCTTTCCATAGCGTTTTTTCAACATACGGCTTGATGTTGGCGACAGCACCCCACGCTCTACCGCGAATAAGATAATCTTCACGTGTACGCATGTATACAAATTGCGCACCAGTCGCGTTATAGTCGTCAAACAATCCCTTGAAAACAGAGTATGTTTTACCAGCTGAGCGTTCACCAAAAACAATGTAAACATCAGCGTTTAAAGTATACAATGATGGAATGTTTATATAGGTTTCGTCACCTACTGTTATATAAAGATTTTCAATTTCCATGTTATTCTCCTATCTTTTCTAATATTATTGGTGATAAATGTTTGGTTTTTGCCGTAAACTTTTCTAAACGTTTACTTATATCTACATCTGTGTTTTCTTTCTTTCCGTCTTTTGTTATTATTGTCGGCTTGATGCTATAAATGTCTATTCCAATCAAAGCGCCATATTCGGGTGAGATTGATAGAGTATATGTAGTATCTTCTATCCAAGTTCCCCCGTTATCATATGTAGGAATTGCGTTTGTTGTTGGGTGTGATATTGTACGTCCAGATACATCTTTGTCGAAGGTTGTAAAAATTTCAAAATCTTCGATTGATGAAAGATAGTTTACAGCTTTCTTCGAGAGTCCAGATACAGTCATATACAATTTGTTATCAGTATCTTGATATATATATTTCTTCGCGCCAAAAGTTTTAAATTTCAACCATGCACCAGTTTTTTCGGTTTCCCAATCAAAAATTCCTAAGTCTGGTAGTTTATAATCTAAACCATAGCGTTTTATTGCTAAGTCAATCTTATATTTTGCATATTCGTTATATCCGTTTATTACTTCCAAGCATTCTTCTCGATTGATAACTTTCGCGCTGTCTGTATCACAATAGAGCACATTTCTATCAATCTTTGACACTATATCATGCATTAAATGATAGCGTGTCCACGCGGGTATAAAAACACCAATTTGATAAGGTAAAAAACTTCTAAACGATTTATAAAATTTCTCAAGTTGCGCGGAAATTTCCTCTTTATTGGTGATTGCGCAATGCTCTAAAGTCCATTCTGTGCCGTCAAGTGTTACAACATCATGAATGGGATCTTGAACAAACATGCCATAAAAAGAGTTTACACGGTTTTTTGCTTTTGCATAGTTTAATTCTTCACCTTTTACATGCTTTAAACTCTGTTTGTTGTTGTAATACTTTAGCATTGTGCAAACAATGCCAGATGGTAAATAGTCAGCTCTACAATAGTAACATTCATCTACTCGGATTGCATCAATCTTGTACATACGCAAAATAATAGCAAGATCAAGGCTAGTACATGTTGTTTTTATCATATCAGCCTTAAAAATTCTACCATTGTCCAAAACACTATCACTTGATACTTCGCAATGTGATGATGATAAGTATGTCATTGTACCTCTTGCGCGAACGTTCTTTGCTGTGATTGTGCAAATAAATAAGTAATTGTCTGTGTTAAGCAAACGTTTTAAGTCATAAATATTGGCATTTGGTAAACGTTTAAGCGGTGCGACTGGAAATTTTTCTGTTGCGATTGCGAACGGGTACGCACTACCAAAATCATAACTATCAACGTTTTCCATGATTTGACCTGCATACATGTAGTTAGCGTGTGTATAGCCGCCCATGAAAGCTTTTCGACAAATCACATATCTGTCATAGTCAAGCGAAGTATTCCTAAACATCTTCATCCACTTAGCATCTTTTTTCATAATAGCGCGAAGCTCATCACGTAAAAATCCCGTATTTGTGTATGGAAATTCGTAAAAAGGTTTACCTTCCTGTTCTTCCAACTGGTGGATTTTCGCCACCATGATTTCAACGTCACGGTATGTATAGCGTTCTTTGTCTTGCGGCAACGTTTCACCAGGTTTTACGATATCTTTATAGTTCATTTCAAGCTTTTCAAGTCCTACGTCTTTTCCACATGCCGCAAGACCTTTATTCGTAAGCTTGTATGAGCAACGAAACTCTAGTACATCATCAATGATAAGATATAAGGGTTCGTGCGTATCCATGTAGAAACCGCCTGTCATGGTGTGTCCTTCTAGGTTTCTTATTATAGCTTCCATTTCATATGATAAGTTATGTACATATACAATAATGCGGTTCTCGCCTTGAGTTGCAAATGTTTGATATTGGCTATGCAAGTAATCATATAAATTTGACCATGATGAGCATGTGTTATAGTTATAGTCACTATCCATCACTGACCAATGCCATGTATAGATTATGTCACAATCTTCTGTTATGTGTTCGTGAGTCGTTTCAATGTCAAAACAAAGAAACTTTTTACAATATGAAATTTTTTCTTTTCGTTTTGCCATTGTCTACACCTCTCTTAAATGTCGTCAAAATCTTGATCAAGAGATAACCACTCTCCGGAACTACCTTCACGTTGTACATCTAAAAACCATGCATCAAGGTCAACATCTTCGGGATTCATTGCCACTAAACCATCGAAACCACTACCTAGTGTATTTCCAGCCCAGTTAGCATAAGCAAGTAGCTGTTCACTATCATACTGCTCACCCTCATGAGCTGATTGCCAGGCACCCATATATGTTGTCATTTTCTTCCAATCTTCAAAAGATAGGTTTTTGAGTTTTGGGTGATTCTCTATCATTTTCTGGTATGCTTTATTTTGTAGCTGTCTATATCCCGTGTAAGTGGATTGTTTAGCATTTAATATCTCGATAGCGGTTGATACTTTTTTCTGAATCGCTTGCAAGGATAAGCCTTGATACTTAATATCGAACCCTTTATATCTATCATAGATAGGATTTATTTCCCCAGTATAACGTTTACCGCGTTCGCTGAAATATTCTTTAAGGGTTGCAAGCCTGGTTTGCGCTCTTTTGCCTAAAGTTCTGAGCAACAGAAGCGATTCATCTTTTGTGTAGTGTTTCTTGAGCAACACATACTTTCCATTAGACACGTCATATAAAATCCCTTTTGCGCGTTGGACTTCGCCAACACGCTCTTTTTGCTTACTTGCCATACTCCTCTACCTCTCTTTCTGTAAAAGGCTCGATGTAGCCGCTTGCGATTGCGCTTTGAATCATTTCATCTGCTGTCATGTGATAGAGTGGTGCATATAATTCAAGTGACTCTCTAACTTCTCTGTAATACTTCAGTCTCAAAACAGGTGTTTTGATATCGTCTAATGCTCTCAATACAATAGCGTGTTGAAGTTCTAATAATTGGCTTTCCAAATACATATTCATACCTCACTTTCATTTTGTTCTTTTAGTTTAACATATAAATATGAACAAATATGAGATATTTTGTTAATAAATTGTTAACATTATGAAATTATAAAAAGGGACTGTTCACAGTCCCTTTATAGATGCAAAAAAACGAACAAACTTGATTAGTTTCCGTTCTATTATTTGGAGTCAACCGCACTGTTGACCGTTTGCCGCGTTTATAAGCTTCTTACCATAATTTTAAAGAATGTCTGTCCAGAGTTCCTTGAAATACCTGTTGTACACTCAATTATAAAATCATGCCCATCTGCAATAGCATCCGTTAACAAATCGGAAATCTTGTCAATTTCACGTGCAACACCTGTTGCGTAAATGCCAAAACCTTCTTCAGTTTCCATACAGAGATAGTAAGTGATTTTCCCTGTTACATCATCAGTACCAACTACAATTCCTAAAAGCTTACCAGATGGTTTTGCGTCCTTCGCAAGTGCTGTTGTACCATTGATTTTTACAAGCTTTACGCATTTTTCGTCTCCAGATACCAGTTTAAAATTCTTCATAATTATAATCTCCTTTTTTTGTGTTATTGTTTGTTTGAAGTGTAATGTTATGTAGTATTATCAAATTATATTATATTGCGTGTTGTGTTAATCCTACGGCGGTAAACCAGATAATGATATGATACAATTACAGAGTTCGCAATTTATAAAAGTTTCTATAGTGCGTGTTACTACCATTATTAAAAGTAAAGGTATAGTAAATCTCTGTCTCCGTTTCCACTCTCTGTAAAGTTCCACGTATCTGATTTGTGTAGTACCCTTCACACAACAGCGAATTGTTGAGGTCATAATAATTGATTGTACCATCTGTCAATGTCTCCTTTATAGTTGTGCGTTTGTCTACAAAGTTAATACGTGCTCCTGTTGGTACGTTTACACGTCTGATTTGTTTTCCCATGGTCAATCCTCGTTTTCACCTGTTTGCTCGAAAATTGTGTAGTTCGTTGCTTCTGTAATTTCTTCGGGTGTAAGAATGTCTTTGAGGTTTTTGCCCTCATTATCAATGATTTTCATACATCTATTGAAATCATTTATTACACTACCCCACCCTAATTTAATTGATGCAAAATCACCATCACCAATATTTGAAATAATGAAACGATTGAAATTATAAAGTCCTATACATACCGCGTTAGCGGCGATTTTCTCCATCATTTTCTTTACTTCAATATCTTCAAGCCTTGATACGTCTGCACCACTTTTTAATAGTGCACCAGCGGTCATAATTAAATCTCTCTTTTCAATATCTGTCATTTTCAAACCCCTTTCTTTGTTTGTGTTCTTATCTTTGTTACATGTATATAGTACCATAGTTTAATTATTTGTCTACTGATATTTTTTAATGTCTTGCCGTGATTTATTGATCTTTTATAGTTCGTAGGTTGTTAACAATTGTGAAATGATTTGTTCACATTTTCACACGTTAACGCTTTAACGCGGTGAAGTTTAACACTTTAACGTGCTAAAGTATCAGACCTGTTCTTCTAAAATTTTCGGCAAACGGGGCGGTGATC